AAGAAAAGTCCTGATCTGCGCTCCGCTTCGGTCAATAATTGCTGTGAAATACACGATTCCCAGCGAACAAGCCAACCCATCAAGCAAGAATCAACGTAAGATGCGTTTTCCTGTTCAAGATTGTTACGATTTGAGTTCTGATCGTGTATTGCTATTTTGTGCGGCGGCACTTTATACATGCCGCAAATTTCTATTTTTTGAAAAGTCCTAGTTTCTAAAAACTGCGAGTCGCTCGGTGGTATTGTAATCGGTTTATATTTAAGACCGTTTTGCAAAATCATTATATTGTGAGATTTTCCGAGCCCCGCATAATTATCTTTTAGCGATTTAGCGTAAGCTTTTTCATTGTCTCCAAGAGTTTGGTCCATTTCTAATACACCGGCTGGATGTGTACCTTCTCCAAAATATGTACTTCCAAATTCTTCAGCCGCAAGGCCCAGGCCGATCGCCTCCCTCGCTAAACCAATCATTGACAATCCATAAAGTCCATTGTATCCATATCCAGGGATGTGAAATATTTGATCTTGCGTGCGCGTAACTTCTTTATTCTCGACTTTATATTTATAAAGTAGTTGATTGCCTGCTCTTTGTACTGTAACTTGACCTGGGTCTGGTAATAGCCATAATCCTCTAATTACATTCTGCTTATCTCTCTCAATATAGCTATATTTGTTACCCCATGTCAACAAGTGCCCCTGTCCGGCTTCCCGCCAATTAAACGAAGTTGTATTCGGATTTGGAGCATTGTGTAAAAGATCATAAAGACTATGGTCTGTGATTAAATCCTTACCTCCATCCTTTCTGTGCCTATAAAGATTAAGAGGTAGCCTTGCTAAGTCACCGGCAATTAATGTTACGCAAGCAAAAACAGTTAAATAGTTTAATGCTGTTCTTTCCGATACCTTAATGCCAGTTTTAGTCGCTGGGCCTACCCCGCCCGGGTAATACCAATAATCATCGGCTGGTCCTTTTGTCCGCTTAAAAAACTTCGGAAACAAAGCCATAATTTATTTCCCAAAAAGTCCTATCAATAAAAACATAGCTCCGCCCCCAATTAGTGCCCAGCCAAGGCTAAAGCAGAAAAAAAGGCCTATCCCGGCAGAGATAAGCCCTGTAAATACAAAAAAATCTGAGAATTCTATACGTTTTAAAAAAGAAAAGGCCTTCATAAACCAGCATGAAGGCATAAAAATTGTACTATGTCAAGAAAAAAGTCTATATGTTGTGGTTTTTGCTATTTGAATTCATTTTGTTGCCTTTATTTCTCTACCCTCCTTCCCAAACCCAGAAGGTGGTAGCGTTCCATCACCATATAATATTTTCATATCTTTTACGAGATCTAAAAGCACTGACGCAATTTTTTCAGCATCTTCGTATTTTACCCATTCGCCTTGCGGATTCTCTTCCGGCGTCACTCCATAACCACAACCATAATCGTTTGTCATTTTATATCTTTTCATTTTATATTCCTTTATTTAATCCATTTTCATTTCTATCTGAGAGATGGTAGATTCTTGAAATGGTCGATCAACCCTCGTTGTATTAACCCTTTCAAAATTAATGTTTTTAATGTTAACACCCGTCTCTTTTTCAAAATCATTAACAATGTTTAGTAATTCCTTTGCAAATTTTTCTTTTAGGTTCATTTTTAGCTCCTTTTGTTATAATTTCCCTGCCCTGTTCTGCCCCGCCTCGCCAAGCCGGGCCTCGCCAGGCCAAGCCATGCCGCACCAAGCCGCACTTATTTCTCAATCTCTTTTTTCTTTTCTTGCATCGGTATTTTTCGCTTGCGATATGCCGCTTTTAAAAAAGCAATACGATTCATTTTTAAAAGCTGTAAGTTTCTACTTTCCATATCTAACACGCTTGAATCAACATTTGCAAGCGTATTCATTGTTCGTACCAGCGCTTTTTGTGATTTCTTAAAATAATAATCGGCGCCTTTGCGTATTTGTTCGGAGGGATGTAGCAATTCATAACCATGGCCTTGAACTGAGGATAGATATAAATTGTAATCTATAAGAAGTTGATCTTTTGCTTTTCCCATGCCGACCAAATAATCAAGTTGCTCTTTTATAACATCATTTACTGATATGGCCGGTTGTATACCCATCAATTCTTTTAACTCTGCATGTTCGATAATAAATCCATACGATTCATCTTCAAATAAATCCCTTACTCTTTCAACAACCTTTTCCCACATTGGATACGTATCTTCTGGGAATATATGTTCTATGTTTGACATTTTTTGCTCCTTTTTGTTTGTTTTCCTTGCCAAGCCGAACCCCACCATACCATGAACAACATCGCCGGACCGTGCCTTACCAGTCTCGCCCCGCCAGACCAAACCATACCTCGCCGTGCTATATTTTTCAGGTTCACTTGACCATATTGTTTGAAGTTCCCTGCCACACACTACCAAGCCGAGCCGGGTCTCGCCACACCCAGCCGTGCCAGACCCCGCATTGCCGTGCCGCGACTGCCGAACCGAGCCTAAGTTATTATAACCTCAACCCCAAACCGCCCAAACTGTCCGCCTTTTTCAATCCGCCAATCGCATAAACCGACCAGCCGACCAGCATCTTTAGCGGCCTGAACCAGACTTTCCCGATTAATTACAGTTTCGTCAAAAATTACCGTAACCTCAAGTGACCAGTCTTCAAATATCGGCCTTGTTCTTAAAAGCGTAGCTTGACCGACTTTGACCATTGCCTGGTATATATGGTTTTTGAAATATTTATCCAGTTCAGGATTGAGAACTTCGTTACTATTTTCAACGCTTATTTTCGTGCCGGAATAACTCAAAGGACAATTATCTTCCTCGACAAAACATCCGGTTTTCCAGAGCATCCCGTTTTTTTGTTTTGTCGCCCCACGCTCAAAACATTTATTGATAACTCGTTGTGGTATCTTGATTTCACCATCGTCGATATAAAGACCGCCTTCCCATTCAATCCTTGCAAGTTCCCAGATGTCTTCTATCGTCTTTTTTCTTTTGCCAGACTTTTTCGACATCTCTTGAGAATATTTGTCTAACGGATTTGCGAGCCTGTTGTTGTGCATCAACAACGGCGATTCCCCTGTCAACTTAAATTTAATCTGCTCCATGATTTTTTGCTCCTATGTTAAGTTTGTTAAAATTCCCTGCCACGGCTCACCTTGCTAAGCCTAACCATACCGCAACCGACCGCACCATGCTGCGCCGTGCCATACCGTACATAACCAAGCCATAATTAATAGTTGCATTGTATATAACATGCGGTAAAATATTTGTCAAGCATTATTTTAGATAAATATAGGCATCGGGATTTTCTGAGCTTCTTTGAAATACATACATCTCGACATGCCGGTTATGGTTGCAACCGCACCATCAATTTTATTTTCTTCGCCCTCTTTTCTGGGAAAAATGTTTGCGTTTCGATCTTCAAACGCTGTAACATTCGAAAACATCCAGTTTGATACAGGGTTGTTATCATGATGAAATTTGTCATCTTTCAGAGCTGCTTCAATCTCTTTCATTGGCTCGGATAGAAACTTAACGTTTTGGGGTATTTCAACACATTCGATATTGTCGCTTATAAGTTCGGTCACAAGCTGTTGAGCATTCCATTGATCATTACAGATTTCGCCGCCGCCGTTTTCTTCGCCGGAAAGATCAAAATCCTTTGCGATTTGCTTAATGTCTTTCTTGATGTACTCAAAATCAATACGGCTTCCAGGCGTAGCGATCATATGACCGTTTTCAACCCATTCATAATAGTGGGTCATATCTTCGCCTTCTGTACGGGATTCCGGGATATAATATTTAGAAAACAGGTAATAATGTCCGTCTTTTACGAAAAGCATCATTAAGGCGGCAATGTCGATTTTACTCGCAAGGTCCAGGCCGACATACGCAGGATCGCCCCAGAATTGATTGATATCAAGATTGCTGTCACCGGCTCTTTCCCATTCGACCATGTCTAACCAGGCAACCCCGGCATTTGACCAGATATTTAGATGTTTGCATTTTAGAATATTCTGCTTTCTGGTTTCCTGTAGGGCGGTTTTGTATTGACGTTTTAAGAAATCGCCAAATACAGAAACGCCGTAATTCGGATTTGCTTTCTTCCAGACTTTAAAGTCGGTCCAGTCGTCGGGCGGAATTCTAACGGATAAATCTTTGATATTAATATCTAATTCGTGTATTTTGCAAATAGATGAGTGCTTTTCGCAAATCGTTTTCAGTATCTCCAAGCAAACCAATTGCGCTATTACACCGTCTGCACAATATTCCTCTGAAAGTTCCTGTGATATGGCAATGGTCAACGCACAGTTTTCTGTTTCTTCTTCCGCAAATAGCACATTGTCCATTTTGCTCTGCAAGTCTTTCATTATATTCTTTTTCCGTGATTCCGTATTCTTTAATTCGCCTGACAATAGCGAGTTTTTCTATCCCTCCATTATCTTTCCATCGTTTACAAGCAGCTCTGCGTTTATCTCTGTTGTTTCTACTCCATTCTCTTTGGTATGTGTTTTTTCGGTTTTTTGCTTCTGGGTTATTGTTAATTCTCTCTTGCTCATAACAAGATTTACACAATCCTTTATATCTTCCAGGTCTGTCTGGATGATTTCTACACCCTTTTTCCCATTTTGCTTTTTTTTCTGTTTTCCATTTTTTACCATAATGCTGCCATTCTTTATGGTAGCAATTTTGGCATAAATTTCTTGCAAGAGCTTTTTTGTCTGGATGGTTTTTGCATGTCTGCATCCGCATACCTCGTTTATGGTTGCTAATATTTCATTGAATTCTGTATATATCATAATCCGGGCTGTTGAATCGACTGTATAAATTATCCCAAATAAAGACTCGTTCTCTTTTTGGCCGGAAAGTACCTGTGTGATCTGTTTTCGTTTTGAGTAGCAAGGATAACTCGTATTGGTTCCAGCTGTGGTAAGTATCGCTAAAAGAGGTTGCGTTCTGGCTCCCATGCCGGTTACAAAACAATCATATAGGCTATCGTCTGGGTGCTCGTGATATTCATCGACCATGCCGCAATGTACGCTTGCACCATCGCCGGGTTTTCCGATAACCGCTTCAAATCGTGAGCCGGTTGTCATGCTGTACATATTACCCGGATTCTTTTCGGTTCCGCCGAGTTCAATATCAAACCTGTTTCGGTATCCATCCGTTTTTTGTGTCATTAGCCAAGCGGGTCGGAAAACTTCTAGGGCCTGCAATAAGGTTGTAGCCCCGGAATAGACCTCACTTCCCGGTTCGCCGTCTGCTGAAAACATGTAATTACCTATAATAGCGCCACAAATTGACTTTCCGGATTTTCTAGGAAGCTCCGCATACATTTCTCTAAATCGTCTTAATCCATCTTTTTTTTGCAACCATCCAAAAACGGTTGTTAATAAAAAACATTCCCAGGGTTCGAGGATTATTTTTTTTCCAGACCACTTACCTTTAACATGTGGCATCTTTTCCGCAAACTTGCAGATTTTTTCGGCTGCTATCTTGTCAAAGCGATACGGATAACTTTTCTTTTTCTCTGATTTTAAATTATCAACCTGCCGTTGACATGCTTGCTTAACATATAGACAGGCCGGTATCTTGCCGGATAGAACATCGCGGGTGTATTTTTTTGCTTTTGTGATGTGAGGGTTTTTCATAGCTATTTAGGAACGTTCAACATAAATGGAAGTAATAAGCTTTTCAATTTTGGATCGTCTGTTTCGTCATATGTACACCATTTCAAAAGATAGCAATCATATATTCTTTGTATGCCATCGTCGGTATTGAGCCATAACTGCCCGTGTTTCGCTTTTGTTGCTTCGTGCTCAGTATATAATGATTCAATATCGGTTTCAAACCTGTCGGCTTCGGCTTGGTTTTTAAATGAATTAAAAGACCACTTCCCGTTTCCTTTTATCTCTTTATTGCCGATTGACATTTTCATTTTTAACTCCTTTTTTAAATGGAGACCATCTTGTCGCCTGATTTTCGTCTGGTGCAGAAGTTGGTCTATCTTCTGTATAGTAAGAATATTCATATTCACCACAAAAAATAACCTCCCCGC